TGTTGCAGATTTAGCCAATATAAAAACAGGGTGGTTGAAGTTTGCAGCAGGTATGGCACCTAGTAAGGTGTTTGATCCAGAGTTAGGCAAGGAAGCTTTGCGCCCAGATGCTGATCACAAACGTGGTTTTGAAGTTGTTTTATTTAGCAAGCAAGCCTTCGGCGGTATTGCTGAATTGGCGTCTAACTCCATGCACTTATGCGGCGCTATAAATGAACTTTATGGTGCGTATCAAGATGGTGTAAAGGACAACGCTGGTAAACTTCCAGTTGTTCAATGTGTAGGCTCAACTCCACAAAAGGATAAACATGGCACAAATTACAAGCCAGCGTTTAAAATCCTAAAATGGGTTGACCGCCCCGCTGAACTAGCAGGAAGTGCAGCGGCTAATGTGCAGTTGGCACCAACACCAACGCCTGTTGTTGTTTCAAGTGTTGAAAGTGAATTTTAAGTTAACTAGCGGGGGTTAACAGCCCCCGTCTTTTTTAGAGGAAATAATGAAAACAATACTAGGCATTGACGTAGGCATGGCGGGCGCATTCGCCTTTTACGACGGCGAAGAACTTCTTATATACGACATGCCAACCTTTTCGCGCAATAAAACAAACCGCGTGGATTTTTTACGTGTTGCAAATATCATTGACCAAAATAGACCTAAACATGCGTTTATTGAGCAAGTGAACGCTTTTGGCATGGGCGCATCAAGTGCTTATAACTTTGGCTGGTCTTGTGGTGGAATTGAGGCGGTTTTATCAACAATATCTATTCCATTTACTTACGTAACGCCGCAAGTGTGGAAAAAGAAAATGGATTGCCCGACTGATAAAGATGCGGCGCGTATGAGGGCAACACAATTGTTGCCTAAGCACGCGCATAATTGGGATTTAAAAAAGCATGATGGGAGGGCGGAGGCTGCTTTGATTGCTTTATATGGTTTTAACTCGCTACGTTCTATCCTGTAGCCGTATCGTGGCGGCTTAAGGTGCAATGAGTGTGATACGCCTAGCGAGTTAATGTTCATTATATGGCGTTAATTGCACAAACAGGGCGGGAACTGCCAGAGTGCCAAACTTTTTTGATGGAGATTTTTTTAATGGCTATAAATAAAGCTTACTTGCAATCAGGCAGAACTATTGAAAGCGATGAATGTTTAACACCAAAATATGCGGTTACGCCAGTTTTGCCATACTTACACGCTAACAGGTTTAAAACAATTTTATGTCCGTTTGATAAGGATGATTCTAACTATGTGAGAGTTTTAAAAGCTAGTGGTTTTACGGTTGTTAATTCGCATTTAGAAAGTCGTGATTTTTTTAATATTACTGATTTCACTAATATTGATTGCATTGTAAGTAATCCGCCATTTAGTTGTAAAGATAAAGTGCTAGATAGGCTTTATAATATAGGTTTGCCGTTCATGATGCTTTTACCGCAAAATGCGCAACAAGGAATTAAGCGTGTTAATTTATTCATGAAGCATGGTCTTGAATATATGGGGTTTGATAAGCGTGTAAATTTTTACACCAACGGTGACTTGACTAAGTGGAAAAAGGGGAATCATTTTGCAAGCGGATACTTTTGTTTTAAGGTTTTACCTGAGAAACTTATATTTGAAAAACTTTTTGAAATACAAGAGCCGTATTAAAATAGGAATATGTACCTACTTGACAAACCAAATAATAGTAACTATTCTATATTTATAACTTAACCAAAGTGTGGTTTAAATTATGCAGCTAGTAAAAATTGGAAATTGCACGCTTTACCACGGCGATTGCATGGATATTATGCCGATGGTGGGGAGAGTGGATGCTGTTGTCACTGATCCTCCTTATGGGCTTGGTAAAAAAATGTCCGGAGGCACGTGGGCAAAAAATAATAAACATTATAAAGAAATGCACGATTGGGATAAAGAAGCAAAGCAAAAATGGATTGATGCCATTTTAGAATTACACGTCCCTAGTATAATTTGGGGCGGTAATTATTTTATAACCCCTCCGTCGCGTGGGTGGCTTGTTTGGGAAAAACCCTATTTCCCAACAATGGCAGATTGTGAACTTGCTTACACATCAATCGACATGAATTGTAGAGTGTTTAATTTTAATAGAAGTGATGGCGAAAAAGAACACCCAACACAAAAACCAGTTTTGCTTATGAAATGGTGCTTATCATTTTTACCAGACAGCCAAATAATCTTTGACCCATTTATGGGGTCAGGCACTACGGGGTGCGCGTGCATACAAACAGGTCGCCATTTTATTGGTATAGAAAAAGATAAAAAATATTTTGACATTGCGTGCGAGCGAATACAAAACACCTATAATCAGCCAGATTTATTTATTGGCTAGGAATAAGTACCTACTTGACAAGATGGTGAATAGTTACTATTATAAACTATAACTTAACAAAAGGATGAAAAATGTACGGTTATGAACTACAAAATTCAGACTACTATTATAACACCTTAAACGAAAATAATGAGATAGAAGTTAACACACCATGCGGTGTTATTTCTGTTTATATAAGAGGCGAAAGGGATTGGTCTGCAACAAATTTAGAAGAAATTTATTTAGATAAGCTTTTTGTGTGCGATGGCAAATTCCCTGATTTTAAAACAATAAGCTTGCAAGATTTTATACAAGAAGAAGTTTCAAAGTATTGCGATGAGATTTTTACATTAGCTTGCGAAGCCGAACGCGAGGAGTCACGCTATGGAAGTCGTTAAACAATTTTTAATTGCAGCAATTGGCGCATTGTTTATATACGCCTTTATGTGGTCAAGTGCGATTTTGTGCGTTGCGTCTGGTGGGTCAATCCAAGCTTGTGGGGTTTAAGATGATTATAGACTTTCAAAAATACAAATCTGATAAAGAGGGCAACAATACAACCCCTGCAAATATGGCGGATGTGTTAAAGCTTATTATTGAGACGCTTGACGATGCTAATGAGCAGCGTTTCAAAGCTTGCGAAATGATGGCGAATCGGTCAAACAAAAAAGATGAACTTTTAAAATTGGCGCAAGAAATAAAAGCGCAAACAGATTTTATATCAGATTTTGGTAAGCATTTTTTAAGGTTGTATAAGGTTAGAAATGGAATTGAACAATGACACGCATTGAGAAGGCATTGAAGGTTTGTGAAAAGCTACATAAGCGGCCTATTACTGCAACACTTTTTGCACGGCACTATAAACCAATTTATACAAACCGCTGCATAGATGGTGAAATAAGCGTTTATACGGCAGCAAACTTACTAAAAGAACTATGCGCGGCTGGTTACTTAATTAAAGTATCACGCGGTGCTTATATGATTAAAGGGGTAAAAAATGCGCAGTGATATTTGGACAGAGGCGGAACTTGTTATACTAAGAGAAAACTATAGCAAGATGACCCCACTAGAGCTAACCAAGCTTATAAACCGCAAGCCGAATGCTATTAAAACAAAAGCGCAGTTTATGAAGCTTAAAAGCTGCTACGTGCCAAAAAGGAATTGGACAACAGAGCAGGAGGAAACTTTAAGGAAGTTATACAAGCTATACACAGTTAAAGGCGTTGCAGCACGTATGGGCAAGACCGTTGGCGCGGTGCGTGGGATGGTTGCTATTCTACAACTTAGGAAAAAGAGTGCTAATGAAATAGTTAGGCGGATTGAATCCGCGCAAAACATTAAAAAAGATTTGTACAGGAAACAAACACCAACGGGTGGGGTAAAGTTTTTAGATTTAAAACCAAACTCTTGTCGCTTTCCTTTTGATGATGGCACTTTTTGCGGGTGCAATATAACTAATGGCAGCTATTGCGACGAACATGCAGAGCTATGCTACGTTAAGAGCGACGCACCTGTAAAATTGGGCAGGTGGTAAAAATAAATAAAAAATACTTGTTGACAGGGGTTAAAATAGTAACTAATGTAACTACACAACACTAACAAAAGGATGAAAAATGAAAATACCATTTATACTATTAACAATCGCATACGTGTTGCTGTTTGCAGCATTCGTGGTTGCATTCCCGTACACTAAAAAAGGCTATGACCAAAGCGTGTTAGAAGAATATGGCGCGATGGTAACTGCAAATATGGGGGATTTGAAATGATTAAGCCACATGTGGAATTAGACGATTGTGTACAACGGTACATTACCGCTATTGATGAAGTTTATTTTATCGCCGAACAGCTTGCTATGCATATGTGCGTAACTACTAGTTTTGAAGTAGCTAAAGATTATTTAGATGGCCTTATATCTCGTGTGGATGATATGCCCATGGATATTGAGAACATTCGTGATGATGCCATGGGGGATTGAAATGAATGAAGAACAAGGCGCAAGATTGGCCGCGTGGAATTGGATGCGTCAGTGGGGTGCAGAGATTGGCGTAATGGCGGAAGGGACGCCGCATTTACAAACAATATACAAAGCCTTGATATTGGATTATCAAGCGCGGGGTAACAAATAATGTCTATAGATTGTTTTGATTTAAAAAAAAGGAGAGGAAATAAAATGATTAACTGGGAACATGCCAAAAAGGGCGCGACAGTAAAGTTTAGATGTGGGGGGAGTGCTACACTTTCACATGACAGTGTATTTGCTAAGGAATATCCAATTTATCATGTTTTCTTAAAAGAATACGGGAAGGGTAGATATATCTCAAACGGCTATTTTTATGGGGGAGATTATAATACAAGCGCGTTAGATATTGTTGAAATCATACCGCCGCCAGAGCCTAAGCGGATGGAAAGGTACTTTAATCTTTATCTTTCCGATAAGGGGGAGCAAACGTTTGGTTTTTTGTTTAGCCGTATTGATTTGGCTAAAGAAGCCGCAGATTTAGACGAAAACTTTTATTCTACCGTTCGCATCACATGCACAGACGACCCTAAAAACCCAGACCCAACGATAGAGGTGGTGAGATGATGCTTTGGGCATTGGTTATTGTTTTGGTTGTATCAATTTTTGTAACCGTTGCGGTTATACAAGATGAGCTTGAACGCAAAGCGCAGGCAAAAGAAGACAGAGAACTGCATAAACGCATACAAGAAATTTTAAAGAAAGGTGAAAAATGACAACGGAAACTAAACACACGCCATTGCCTTGGAAGGTATACACAGCGAAAAACAACGGCACTAAAATTTTAGGCATAGGTCAAGATGACACTGGCGAAGGTGTAATGGCCTTTAACGGCACTATGTGGGGAGAAGATGCGGAGGCCAAGGCCAATGCTGATTTTATCGCTAAGGCGTGCAATAACCATTATGCGCTGGTTAAAGCCCTATCTAACACAGTGGCTTATATTGAAATTTGTCAACCTGACTTGTCGGCAAAATCAGTTTTTATTAACATTGCCAAGGATTTATTAGAAAGCTTGGGTGTGGAATGATAACTTTAAAACCCGAACCTACGCCAAAACTTAAGCCCTGCCCATTTTGTGGGGGGGTTGCTTCAGTAGTAACCGAAGATGTTGAACCGCAGGGCGATCCCTGGTACGGCAGAAAGATGGAAACATTTATCGCGTGCGGAGATTGTGGTACTAGTTTATTTAATCGTTATTTTCATGAAGGTTTCTCCGATATAAATGATGGGGTAAGGGAATGGAACACACGCCCGATTGAAGGTGTGCTGGTGGAGGCTTTGAGCCAAATATCCCGCATGAAGGTTTTTCTCGATCCTGTAATAAACAACACAACGCTTGCTGCCGCTATCGTAATTGCAGATAAAGCCCTCAAACAGGCAGGTGTGGAATGACTGAATTTGATCACCTTATATGCGTACTTGAAAACTCTATAAAAAAGCATGGCGAAATACCCTTAACCAATAAACACCTACTAAACATTATAAAAAAAGCTTTAAGGAACTATGAAAAGCAAAGTTTTTATGATGATTTAGAAGGTGACGTACCTTTTTAGGAGAATAAAATGACCGAACTTGAAAAGCTTATAAAAGAAACGTCTGATTGTTTGAAGTTATTTACTGGTGATGTTAAGCATATTCTGAACCACCTAGCCGCGCAGGGAAGGATTGTTCCAGATGGGTGGCAGGCGGTTCCTAAAGAGCCGACAGGCGAACAGTTAAAGGCCATAGATGACTGCGAAATACATGCTCCATTGACTTTGTTTTACCAAGCCATGCTAGCCGCATCCCCAAAGCCTTTTGAAAGTGAGGAAAAATGACCGACCGAGAACTTCTTTTTTACATTCATGGCTCTTTAAGCAATCCAGTGCCAGCAGGTGCATGTATTTCAATAAATAAAGAACAGTGGGAGCAGATACTAGAGGCAATTTTAAAACAAGTGGGGGAAAAATGACCGAACTTGAAAAGCTGAAACTAACCTTAAATGTATCAATGACCGACGAAGCAGAATCATACAGGGCTGGCTGGAATGCATGCATTGACCACCTAGCCGCGCAAGGCAGAATTGTGCCTGATGGTTGGGTTGCTGTGCCAAAAGAGCCGACAACAGAAATGACAAACAAAGTTGTCCGATTTTTTACATGCAATTCAAAAAACTTGGCTACCGACGCATACAAAGCCATGCTAGCCGCAGCCCCAAAGCCTTTTGAAAGTGAGGAAGAATGATAAGACCCAAAAGGCAAATATATTTATCGTCAATATCAGCAGAACAAGCGGCTTCTTCTTATTACCAAAATAGAATGTGCGACAGGAAAAATAAGCTTGATAAAAAAGAAGCGATGAATCGTTCTAAAGCCTTAAACTGCTGGTTTTATAAATGTTTATTTTGTGAAGACTACCATTTAACAACGAAAGGCGAGATTTAATTTGTTAGATTGGCGGCGTGGAAGGACACGCTGAAATGTTAATACAGATACGTTCTGCGAATGGCAGTTACCAATGGTCACTAATATTCTTACAGGGTCACGATGCTGTATAGCAGGTATCAAGCCCTGCCCAATCTACTAAGTTAACTTTTGAAAGTGAGGAAAAATGACACAAAAATTAGATAAAAAAACAAAAGATACAATAATTATAATTTTAGACCAGTTAGAAAATTTTCCACGTAAAACGTTTGAAGATTACGAACAGCAACTAGGTATAAAAAAATATGTAGAAAGCTTAAAGGACACATTAGGATGACCAACACACCATTAACCAAGGAACGGATTGCGGAAGCATTAAACACAATGACGCGTCTTACTAGCGAAACTTTTGATGATAAAGCGCATGCTGACGCAGAGTTTGGAAGCACGCTTGCATATTATTTTGAAACAATCCGCGCAGCGCTGGAATTGGCGGAGAGGATGCAGTGGCAGCCGATTGAGACTATTTTAAAACCAGACCACCCAAATTTTAGGCAATACAACGCAAAGTTTCTTGCCGATATAGAATGTGAAACAGGCTATCCAGTAATTGCAGGGTTTTTATTTTGCCTACACACATTTCAATACATGATAGTAGATTGCGAGACTGGAGAACAGATAAACCCAACCCGATGGATGCCGCTACTACCCGCGCCAGCGCAGGAAGGCGGTGTGTGATGACCCTAGACAACGCGCTTGCAATACTTAAAAGCCATCAGCTATGGCGCAGGGGGCTTACCGCCTTATGGTGGTATAGGCTGGCAACAATCATACACTGCAAAAGAACTTGGCGAGGCAATCGATTTTTTAATACAAGAGATAGAGACAAATCAAATTGTCTCTAGAAAAGGTGAAAAATGAAGGTACAAAGTGACGCAAAGTGCTTCACCCAGCTTGATTTTGTGTACAAAATTGATTGGCCAGCAACCTTAAGAAGAATAAAAGTATATGACTATTTTGAATGCGCAGATAAAGAAACGCGAGATATTTTTGTTCGCGCTTTAGTTAAAAATGGTATAAGCTATAGGTTACAAAAAACGCCTGAAGGAAACTATAAGGTTTTAATTATACCCGCTAGACTAAAGCTAAAGCGTGTAAAAGAAAAACCAACAGACGAATTTCAAGGCATACGGTTAACCCCCTTAAAAGATAAGTACATGAAAAAATGATTGTCGTTTATACCAAAAATAATTGCCCGCAATGTGTAGCTACAAAAAAGAAACTTGATGCAATGGGGCTTGAATATGACTTAATAAACGTAGATGACGAACCAGAAAAGGCAGAGGCGTTAAAGCAGAATGGGTTTAAACAATTGCCTGTTGTTATAAAGGGATCCTTTTCATGGCAGGGGTTTAGGCCAGATTTAATTAAGAACTTAAAAAATGACGCAGAGTAAAAAGCTAAGCTTCCTTGAAAGCTGCACGCAAACAGCCATAGGTTTTGTTGTGGCTTATATTACGCAAGTTGTCTGCTTCCCGTGGTTTGGCATTGTGGTCACAAATCGTGACCACATACTTATAAGTTTGATATTTACGGTTGTAAGTGTTATAAGAGGGTATTGCTTACGGCGGTTATTTAACCGCTTTTAAGCAGCTAACGGGTTACTCATCCTTTCCAGTTAGTTGCTTTGAGGCGGATCAAGTCACGTAGGTTTTTCTGTTTTCCTTTTAAGTATTGTTTATAGACGTGTAACCTAACGCTTGATAAATAACAGAACTTTTTCATACCGCAGCATGATAAAATTACCAAAATATACACGCTATAGCGTATAAACACTGTATATACGTTTTTGCGTATAGTTATACTAAAATATAACTTATAACCTATAATCACACTTTATGATTTATAAACCATAAATTTATATTTGCTACAAATATGTATTAAACCACTAACATTTATGTTAGTATCAAGTAATGAAGCTTGCATCATTATTTTTAGTTGCATCTACAGCACTTGCCGCAGCGCAAGTTAAGCCTGAAACCACTATGCATGTTCGCACCACCTTCTTTGGGGTTAAAGACGCGCAAGAATATGCACTAAGCGCACAACAGTTTGCAGATGGTAAAGATGGGTTTAAAAGCGTTCTTATCGTGTCATGCGACACTCGCGGGCATGAATACTCTGCTATTTTAAACCATATGCAAGAAGGTCATAAACAGTTTAAAGACCTATTTTTAGAAATAGCAGGCGTAAAAGCTGGTATACCACCCCATTTGCGCGTTGGTGTATATGGGCAAAGTAAGGAAGGCCAAATAATCGTTCTTTATGAGCATGGAAAAGAAGAGTTAGAACGTGCTAAGTTAGCTATGCAACCTATGCGCGTGCTTGCAGGTGATTTAGAGCTAATGCCATTAACCGCTGAAAAAGCCGCGAGCTTAGCTACTGTAAAGGGCGCTGCTTTGTGTAAGCCGCAATTTGATATTTAAATCGTAAAATACCCATAGCACCCATAGCACACATAGCGCGTTCTTTTACGTGCTTGCCCGTGTGTGTATCCATTTCTTACAACGTGGTTATGGCCGCATTTAGGGCACAAAATAACCGCATCATTTGCGGTGTCTTTAACATCCATATACACGTTTAAGTTTGGGTGGTTCCCCATGTATGGCCTAAGCCGTTTGTAAAGTGCCTCTGTGGCTATGACGTCATTCTTGTTGTATTCCCGCATCTTGCGCAATTCGTCTGCGTCACCGTCCATTACAGCTTGCCAGTCTGGTGCATGTTCTTTTTGGGTTATGCCTAAGTATTTATTAAGATAGCCTAAGTTATTCGCGCTAAACGCCGCAATTTTTCGCGCCTGCTTTAGTGTGTCTATGCTTTGTTTCTTTGGTATTGGTGGCATGGAATGGTATAAAGCACGCGCATTAAACTTCTTAAGGTCAAACTTATCTGAATTGTGGCCTATTAAAATGTCTGCTTGTTCAAGCACTGTGCGTAAAATATCAACCACATGCGTGTCGTTAAACACATCATTTGGGTTTACACTTATACACCTGATAACAGGGTCATCTAGAAACTTCCACGCTGCACCTAAGATAGACCAGTCGCGCTTAATTGTTTTGTAATGATGGTAGTTTGTATAGCTTTTAAGGCCATATGTTCTTACCGACAATTCCATGTCAGTGGTTTCTATATCCCAAATTAGTATCTTTGGTTTATAACCCATTATTTTTCTTACCACATTTTTGCCTGAATTGCAGCAAGTATTTAATAAGCTTCAATTTATAATCATCTTTGGTTAGTCGCTCTACAATTGTATGCTCTAAAATTAAACGCGGCTTGCTCATATATACTATTATTTTGCGTGCATCTTTTATTGTGACCATCACAACTGCATATTGCATGAATTAAGCGCGGCTTCGTATTCTAACAATAGCTTGGCGACATCGCGCTGCGTTGGGTTACTGGGTATTTGCGGGTGCGCTATCGGGTGCGTGACGTTCGCGCATCCCGTCAAGAGTATAGCGCAACACAGGGGCAAGAGTACCGTCTTCATAGTTTGTCAACTCCCTCATTTGTTTTTCAACTTCAATTTTCCGTTTTGCTTCGTCAGCCGCTTGTCGTTTCTGTTCTTGTAGCCTATGTTCTGCAATAGCCAATTCACATTTATTTACCCCGTTTTTGTGACCTGTGTTGTAAACAAAAAAAATAAGCGTAAGTATTAAACCTACGCCTATCAAAGGTTTTAGGATGGTGAGAGAAAACATTATTTTGTCACATCATTGTCATCAATAAACACTTGAATAAATCCAATAGCAGATAAGCCAAGTGCTAAAATAGCTTCTTGTAAAGATGGTTGCAGCGTAATACCAAACGCAGTTAATACAGCGAAAGCACCCTTCCAAGTAGAGGCGTGCTTGAAGTATTCTAATACAGTTTTAATCATTTTATACCCTTTCGTTACGCTTCATTATAGCTTATTTTACCTGAATTTGCCACAATAATAGTTTTTCCACCCACCCAATTTTTCTGCCTGCGTATATGTTTTAACCTGTTTTTTTGAATGCGTGTAATAGAAACCTTATTACCCTGATTACCGCCTAATACATGATATGCTTGTGCATCTTCCCCAACGTATAAGCCAACATGCCCACCGTTAGGGCGAATAAATACCAATACATCCCCTAATGCTGGTTTATCAGCATTATCTCCCCATGTTTTCCACTCTTTTGCTGATAATAGCTTTTGATTATGTGGGTAGCCTGCACGCTTTGCGCACACACCAACAAACAGGCCACACCATGGGATTGAATCGCGCCCGTAATAATCACCAATCCAGCCGCCTATTTCGTCAGCCCATGCTAATATTTTAGGGTTATCTTTTGCGCCCGTATATTCAAGCACGCCGTATTCTTTTAATGCTTCCTGCATAATGCGCGGCATAGGCTGATTGCGTATATAATGGTATTCTTTTGGCAGTTTTGCCAGCCAATCAGGCGTTGGGCTAAATGCGTTTTTAAGGAAGTTAAGTACCATTTTTTAACACCGAATGTAGGACAGAGCCTAAAAACCCAGCAATTGGGGCGAGCGCGCTACCAATCCAAATAGCAAAGCGCCCAATAGCTTTAGCTTGCAAAACATCGTCACGAACCACTGAAAGTTCTGTTAGTTGTTTTTCCATGTTTTTTAATGTGCTTGATATTTCGCCTAGTTCGTGCTGGATGTTGTCATTCATGATTATAGCCCTAAATTAAGTATTGAAAGTATAGCAAAAAACATTACAAACCCCCATACAATTTCTGATAACTCCCATTCAATCGTATGGTTTTCGCGCTTAATAAGTCTATATGCCGTTGATGTTGCGCCATACACAACACCCATAGAAATACCCGATAGCGCGATTATAATACCTGTTAGAATATCCCAATATGACACACCTAGTCCTATTGGGAGTGTCCATATGATGCCGCGAAAACTTAATTGAAGCACACCTTTTAAAAACTTACCGCGCAAAATTTCTCCTATTTCTTCCCCCCAACTTGGCTTTTCACCAAAGAAGAAACCTATACCAGCCAGTAACGCTAAGTAAGGGTTATGCGTTACAATTCCACACGCAAAGGCAAAATATATGGCGCACAGTGGCGCACCTAGCCCCGCAAGTGTTTGCCCTGTTGAAGCCCATAGGCCACCACGGATGCGGTTCATTAAAGCACCGCCAAGAGCAAGAATGGTTACAATAATAACCATTATACAATTCTCGTAACTGTAAAGGTTGCATCGTTTGGCGATGCCCCATTCCCATATGTACCAGCCAAGTGTGGTCTAATTATATCACCCGATGCAAATCTAAGTGTTACACCACAGAAACCACGGTTGTTTGTGTTGGATGCAGTGCTAACCACGAGTCTGTCAGCTGCTGTAATAGAACTAATTGATGTTGTAAGCTGGCTTGAATTTAAGCTAATCCCAAAATCAGCACCCCCATCGAATGTATCTGAATATGCAAGTGCATAAATACCAGTGGTGTTAATTGTAAAACTTGCTCCATCAGCCGCAGTATCAGCATAGGTAATATCAGACCCAGCACTTCCTATTGTCGTGCTAAAACGCCTTATATATGTATTTGTTGAACCACGGCCTGAGCATGTTGCAACACGCACATAGCTGTTAACTGTTTTGAGTGGTAGACCACTTATCTTTTCGTAACTTAAACACCGCCAGTTACCCGAGCCTTCAGAAACAAATAAAGCTACGTCACCCGCAGCTGTTGTTATGCTCGCGCTAGTTGGTAGGATAAGACTTGTGGCGTTATAAGTGAGCGTTAGTGCGCCAGAGAACCGCACATACCGTAACACACCAGCACTTGCTGTGCCGAATGAAGTTATTGTAGTTGTGCCTGTAACCGTTACAAAGTTTGATGTTTGCGCGCCTAAGTCAGTTGTGGTAGCGGAGGCTAAGCTCACAGCAGCTGCAAAGTTAATAGCGCCTGTTACTGTAAGCCCAACGACACCCGTTACATTGTCACTATCATCAACTGTTATACCAGATTGTTGCACCCCACGGCTACCACCATCGCCACGAACAAGGCGGTTATCTGCAATGGTTGACGCTGCTGTAACGCCGTTTTTAAAGCTTAGGAATACGGTTGTCCATTTTGTGCCGCTACATACCACCAAGCAAGATGATCCCGCCGTTAGTTCTAGTGTTGCCGCACCATCAATTAAATCGCCTGTATCAGGTTCAATCGTAACTGTATTTGAAGCAGAAGTATTTTTAACAACAAAATAGAACCCTTCGCCAGCATCAGCAACAGCGGCTAGCGTCAAGGTTAGTGTAGCTGTACATTCATTAACAGAGTTTGCGTAGGCGGTTGTAATTGTAGTGTTTGTGCTTAATACGTTGTATTCACCACCAAAGGCATTAGCAACATCACCGCTGATATTATCAACTGTCCATAGCGTGGAATCTGCGCTCGTCTTTAAGATAAACTTATAAGCACCCTCACCAAGCCAAACATCGCCACGGCCTGCGCTATCCAAGACAACAGGGTTAGCATTAGACGTTAGCCCGCTAGCGTCTGTATATGTTGCCTTGGGCGTGGTTGTGCCAGCGTCATAGGTGTATAGCTTTCCACCAACTAACGGTTCACCGTCGTTGTCTGTTGCAACAAATTTTGGGAATTGTGTTAGCTTTGCCATTATTTAGTTTCCTTCTTTGCGTCGCTTGGGCGAACGGTTACAAACAGAGGTTTTGTTATATCTTGCGTGAATGCTGCACCACTAATAGCCCCAGTTACTTTAGGGCTTTTACCTTGGTATAATGTTGAATAAACAACTTTTACCGCTCTTTTTTGTTGCTCTGTTAAAGCTTTATCACCCGCAACACCACGAATTAGAACAAGTTTTTTCTGTGGATCGGTTTCAGTGAATATATCTGCAACCTGTTTTGCTACATCATCGTCAATACCATCAATAGCACCATCAATAGCTTTTTTGATGCCATTAGCTATAGCACCAAGCCCCATTGTTTTAGGGTTTTGTGTTATAAGTGATGAAAGAACATCACCTTGTACAGAGCCTATACCAGCCGCTGCAATTTGCTTTTCTGCTGTTTTAGAATTTCCCAATGTTTCATTAGCAATTTTCCACAGTTTATCCTCAGCAAGCATATCTGTTTGCAGTTCTCTAAATTCTGTAGGGTTTAAAACCTTAGATAGTCTACCAGAGTTATCTCTAAACGCTTTACTGTATGGGTTTTGGATACGTTCACCAACTTCTATTTTGTCGCGCAGCGCTTTTGACACACCAATTTTATAAGCTTCTTTTTCTGAATTACCATAGGTTTTTATCAAACGTGATATTTCTTCGGGGTCTTGTTTGTAAAATTCTTTACCTGTATTCATAGCGTCTTCAACACTTAAATAGTCCCCAGATTCCTTAAGCGCAGATTTGTAAGATTCTGGCATAGCGTTTAAAAGTTCTTGCTTTATACCAACGCGGGAACGTGACAAGTTACGTTCACCAGACCTTCTAGCACTCTCTATAACATCGTCCAATTCACGTTTAGCGTAATCTAAAACCTTTACACTATTATCTGGCATATTGTTCAATTCAGACGGATATTTTCTGCGTGCGCTTGCAATAGCTTGTTGAATTTCTGGCTTAAGCAAAGATTGTACATTTTCTACAGTTTCGCCGTAAGCCTTTTCATACAATGGCGCAGCTTTAGCGCGGCCTTTTTGCAAAACATCATCAACAGTAGCAAGAAAGTTTTTTACAGGGCTAACATTTTTTGAAACACTCTCTACGGCACGTGTAGGACTTCCTGCTAATTGCCCCTCAAAGAACGTTTGCATGGAAGCTTTACCCTGTGGGTATTGTGCAGCACCCTGCATCTTACTAACCATATTTTTGCCTGCAATTTGCGCAAGCGGCATGTTGCCTGTTTTCCAAGCTTCAATAACAGCTTGTTCCTGTCCTGGAAAGTCGCGTGCTATAGTTTTTTGAACTTGTGTGAACGCTCTATTCGAAGCATCAACCGTTGGTGCAGTTTGTTGTGTTGGGATTGTTGTTTGTGCTGCTGTTATATCCAATTGAGCTGGTACTGCTGATTTTGCGCCTACAAGCCTTGCTGCTCTTTCAGCTAAACTAGCCACACCCTTAGAAAGACCATAACCAATAGCGCCGCCAGCCCCCCCAAGACTAGCGCCAAGTCCAGCCGCTTCGAGTCTGCTTCTGCCATCTTGGCCGCCAGTTCCTGATCCATATACTGCCCCTGATACTGCACCAGTACCAACGGATCCAATGAGTGGGGAATTTGTGATTGCTTTTGTGACTGCTGGTGCATATTTTCCTAAGGCTCCTGCTGTTACGCCGCCAACACCTATCGCCGCTGGAAGCATAGCCCCATAGTACGTTAGTGGTTGTTGCTCTTGCGCTTGTTTATCAATACCTCTTAATTGTTCTAAAGCTTGGTCGTATTCAAACTTACCTGTTATTGGCTTAGCAATAGCTGCACCAATTCCCGCCGCCACTTCTTCCCCATAAGGTATTGCTTGAGCAGCACCCGCTACAGCAGCCAACGCGGGGTTTATTTTTTCTTGTGGTTGTTCAGGCGCACTCTTTTTTTCAAGCATAGCTGAAAGCTGCGCCTTGGTTGTGCCAACTGGTACATTTTCAACTATGGTGCCATCTGGCATTTCTACTTCAAATGTTGCCATTATTGTAAATCCTCAAAACGAACACGGTTTACAGGTGTATTTTGTTGATTATTCCCACTAGCAAAGTTTTTCAAATCATTCATATTTGATATTGTTCTGTCTTTAATCTTTGCACTTAAGTTTTCAAGTTGTAGCTTTCTACTTTCAGGCGATGCATTAAGATTTACAATACTTTCTAAGGTTGCTTTAAAGTCTTTGTCAGTTGGGTTTACACCAAGCATTTTAGCCAATGGGGCAGCAAGTGTAATTTGGTCTTGCTTAATAAGGTCTATGTTATTCACATGGTCTTGTATATCTTTATTAGGGATTGCCCTAGACACGCCCTGTAATGCTTCGGCGTATGGTATATTTAACGTTTTATCGTTTCTTGCAATCATTCTTTCTATTACAGGTATAGCCATGCTATCTTGTGCAGTTTGTTCTATTTTTTTAGATTCTTTTGTAATATCTAAAGCTGCTTTTTTCTTTTGTTCCTCAACTGCACCAGCTTTTTGAATATCAAGTTGTGCTTGGTAAAGCTCTTGCGCTTGTTTAGTATTGCTTGGCGCGGGTAATCCAGCAGCTTCATAAGCGGAAGGTGGACTATTACCCATCATTTGTGAACCAGATTGAACTTGATTACCTACAGCAGAACCAGACAAAGCGTTGTTAATGTCTTCTACGTTCATAGGTGGTATTGAACCATCATCTATGTACATAGGCAATGGTTGCCCTTGTGCTGGAACTGGCATAGAAGCACCACCCTGTGGTGCGGGCGCCATGTCACTTTCTGCCATCATTGGCGCATCATATTGTGATTTTGCTTGAACACGCGGTAGTTGTGCTAGATTATCAACCATTGACCCACGCATACCAAGGCGTTGTGCTAATGGTACATATGGGTTGTACATGTCACCAGTTATAGGATTTTGTACTATTTTATCTGAATTACCCCTATCGTATACATCTACTGCAATCATTTGACGCTCTGTAAACGGTTTTCCTTGAGCGGCAGCTAATTTTGCCCCTTCAATTTCTTTTTCGACATCAAATTCTTTTGATTTGGCCAACTTATCAAAAAAACCAGTAACCATAGAATCACGTTGCGCGGCTTGTTGTGCGTTATTTGCTGCGCCCTGCATTAAGATGCTAGATACATCAAAGAAACCCATGTTAAACAGCCTCTCTAAATTCAACGCCAATAGCGCCGTAATCAACCGCTAAGTATTCACCAATTTGCACAACAGCACTTGGTGTTATTCCAGCTACTTCTTGCGCTATAACCCCAATGAATTTTTGTTCTGGGTTTTGTTTGTAAGTAAACTCATAAATGTTATGGCCGTTTTCAACACCAATATGTTTGATGTTATCTTTTAAACGCTTGTCTGAAAAGTAAGCCCCACCTATTTGACCGCCTAAATTCATTAAACTACCAAACATGCTGCCACGGTTTTGCGCAGCCGCTTGGTTAGCTGCTACTGTGCTATTAGCAAGGCCGCTATAAATGTTTGCCGCTTGGTTAGACATGTTTTGACCACCAGCAACATTAGAGCCAGCCGCGTTTTGACCGTACCCAGAAAGTGTGGCTAAACGACTAAACAAGTTGTTTTGGTCGTTGTTAAAGCGGTTATAAGCGCTTTGATATTCTTGTGAACCCATATCTTGACCATATTGCTGCAATGCTTGTGATGCGTTAGGTGACAAGTATTTACCACTTGCTGCTAATTGCCGTTCTAACGCTTTTTGCCCTTGCCCAAATCTAAACTGGTAAGATGGGTCATTGTATATATCTTGCCCTGTGTAGTTCTTTGTTAAAGAGCCAAAATTAGGGTCATTAGTCGCTGCTGCATCTTGCGATGCTAATTGCTGGTCAATATAAGCATTTAGAGCAGCTGTGTCTGTATTTGTACTTTGAGGTGCACCAGCTCCCCACCCAGAAGCTAAGGCCTTATTGTAGGATCCTGCAAGCTCAGACATATTGCCCTTGCTTTGTTTTTGACCTGTTTGCGCTAACCAAGTTTGATAGCCTTTATTATCCGCAGAATCCCCCCCAGTAGGATTAACAGGCTTAAATTCAGAAACACCAGCATTTTGCGTGGTTGTAAATTGCGGCTTGTATTGGTCAAACATAGCTTGTCTATTATAGGCTGAGGCACCCGCTGAAGGCTTTATCCCCATTAAGTTTGATAATTGGCCTATTGCACCTGTACCAGCTTGGTACCAAGGTTGCATTTGCTGCTTGCCTTCTTCGTACTGCTTTTCATTAAGTTTTAGTGCTTTATCGCTGTATTGATAAAGACCACTTAAATCAGGACTGCTGCTTTTTTTACCCATTATTAAACCCCATATGTTGCGTTTAGAGCAAACACTTTATAGCCCCAACGCTTTAAAAACTTATCTTTTTTCACTATATCGGACTTCCCAATATAATGAGTAAAACTTATTTTTAGCCCCATTGCATCAGCTACGTTTTTAGCCTCTTCACTTAATATCTTACTAACTTTTAAAGACCTGTATTCTGGAAGAACATAAAACATATATTCATTCAAATACGGTCTCCTAGAGTAAGGAGACGCCGCTAAACTCAATCCAGCAAATGCAATAATTTTTTCACCATCTTTTACTATTATACACGGTGCAGAAAGCCATGAATCTGTGACAGTTTTAAAACAGACACTTTCGTCTATCTCTACTGCGCATTCTGGTATTTCCATTAACGCGTTGATATACATAGAAAATATGGTTGGCAAATCTGATTGTTCTGCATATTTCACACTATAAATCATGCATACCCCAGAGCAGGCGTTAAGCCGCCAGAACTTTATATTTACAATACAATAATTTATACATCAAATCAAGGGTTAACTTACAATAGCCCTATCTTGAACACGCCGCCAGTTTGTGCCATCGCTAAAAGCAATCGTTGCCCCACCTGTTTCATTAGAAACATATGTTATATTCGCTTCATAGTTTGCAGCGCTTGGCAATGTGGACACAGTGTAGCTTGATAGTTTTAGCGGCGCGCTGCCATTGAGTGCCCTATACAAAGTTTCAAACCATAGCGCCCACGTTTGAATCGCACGACCACTTATACCAGTTATATTTTCCTGCAAGGGTGGCGGTTTAATAGACATTTATGTAAGCCTCATTGATTTGAAAGAATGTTTGCTCGCTATAACCAACTTCAAAAACCCTGTCACGGGCAGAACCTAGCCTAGCCCACCTTACACGTGTTTTATACTTACCTAAAGCCCCTACATTAGCCAGTTTTTCATTCGACCATGTATAGCCACCATCGTCGCTGTATTTTAAGTATATTTGAGGATTTTCAGCATCGGAATTTCCTACCCCCACTTCCATATCAAGTTCAAAGTTAGAATAAGCTATGTTTTGCTTTTCCTCTTGAATATGGGGTGCGACCCTAATGCGCCTAATATCCTCCCCATTAAAATTATAAACACCGAGAGATTGCTCGTAAACATTGCCGTTTGCCCTATCCCCAATTAAAGATTTGCCGTTAAATGAAAAATAACAAGAGCCTTTGTGTTGCGTATCTTCCAGCAACAAATCATCATAGTATTGGCGCTCATGCCACATATTGGTCGCAGCATCGTACACAAAGGTGGTATCAAGCCCTTTTACCTGTAAAACATAGAATAAATGTCCTTGTTCATAGTAAGTATAAGAGTAAGAAAATTCTACATTTACCGCATCTGCTATTTTCGATTCTATCGCTTGCGTGCTTATTCTCTGCGCGGTGTTATACCCAGCTGCTTTAAAAACTGCGCGCCCGCCATCCTCATTACGGCCAAGCCAGACAACAGAGTTATCAAATTCTTGAACGCTATGTTTAGCGATGCACCCAACTGGAATAACGGCGCCAGTAATACGCTCAAATGGCGTTCCGTTAGTTTTGGCTGTGTTTTGCCAAACTTCTATGCCGTTTTCACCAAAAAGCCACAAATTACCGTTTGATGTTATAAGGCTATTAAGGTTATCAGGGAATGCATCCGCCCTGTCAGTATCTAAAACATCCCAAGAAAGCCCATCATAAATACCACTAACATATATGTTAGCAGTGCCATTTTCATTAACAATAAAAAACCCATCTTGGAAATCAACAATAGAGCATTCAGGAAAGTCAGTGTCTGTTATTTGTACAAATGCGTCTGTATCCATATTGTAAATATAGCCATATGTACCATCAACAATCATTAGTTGCGTGCCATTTTCTGCCATTGATACGCGGGTTGTGCCTGTTAAAAGCGTGCCCTTTAATGTAGCTGTTTTATCGGTTTTTATTTCATACAATTCATATCCAGAAACAACAAACCCACGCCCATTTGACGCTGTTTTAGCACCCCTGATAGAACCGCCTCCTGCTGTGCAAAACAATGTATAGCCTGGTATACTTCTTAACGCGCTTGGACTTTTACTTGTGCCAACCTCACTTGCAATAGGATACATATTGACGCATCTTTGCACGTCAAACGTGCGCGCATCCATTGCATAAGTTTGCCCTACAAAGCCGTTAAACTTCATTACTGCCCGCCGTATATATTGTATGTATTTCTATTCATTTCTTGCAGCATTAAGTCAGTGCGCAATAAGTGTTTATCATTTGAGTTATTCAAGGATTCTAAAGCTCTTAAGGCACTTCTAGCAGTTCTTTGCACACTTACAGAAGCCTCTTTGCCGTATTCTGGGGCTATTTCAACAGCTAGATTATAAATTATAGCGCGTTCATAACCTTGGGGTAAGTTTACCGTGTCAGTCAAAGCTGATAAGTTACTTAATGGCTTTTTACTGTATAAGTTTAATGTGTAGGAGCTATCAGGCACAGGCCAGAAAATCATTGTTGCCAGCGGGTACCCACCATCAAAATAAACATCACTTGGCATTGCAGCAACTGTTTTATCAGATATTAAAGCGTATTGCGCAGCGTCATTAACTGCTATTTCATACGTTAAACCGCCGTTTGTGATAAAAGCTTGCTCCAGAAACAATGGTTTTGTAACATTAAACGTGCCACCAGAACCTATTGTGTAACTGGCTGTCCCGCCTGTTAATGTGAATGTTTCGCGGCTTTCGGTGTAAATAACATCCTTATCAATAGACCAACTATCTAGCATTCTATTAAGAGCAGTTAGCCCATCTACTGCGCTTTCAGCAGACGCGACTTCACCCGCTCCAACCTCTTGAAGCAGTCTTAACGAAGTTGTTACTAAATCACGTACTGTTGCCATTTAACCCCCTAATACACTATTAAACGCAGGGGATAAACCCCTGCGCTATGTAGTATATTAAGCAGTAATACGGCAAGCCCATTCTGGACGAACAGCAACCATACCACCCAAGAAGTCAAGACGCATAACAAGCTTATCAGTCAATACGTCGTAATCACGGATTACACGGATTGTAAAGCCACCATCAGAAGTTGCTTGTGAAGCCATATCAACACCATCAGGCATAACCAATGGTACAGATACATGGCGGAAAGCAGCTTTGTGGAAAGCTAAAGATTGTTGGTAAGCGGTAGACGCTGTACCAACGAATACTAGAGCGGCTTCGTCAGCTGGTAAAGCAGATACGTTTTGCAATGAGCCAGAAGCAGAGCTGTAAATTGTCGGAGAAATTGACAATGTAGCAAGGCCTGAACCATCAGCAGTAACGTCAGCAGTTACAACAAACTGTTTCAGTGTTGACATGGTTGCTTTCGTGATTGGGTGAACGTCATAAACGCCCGCAATCGTGAAAACAGAACCTTTCTTAACTGTGCCAGTTGTGGTTGTTAAGCCATCAACACCTAGTTGTGTAGCGCCGGTTGCAGGTGTCAAAACAGAGGCTTCAACAGCTACACCAGTTACGTCGTTACCAATTGTAACAGTTGGCAACAGGTTGTTTTGCAGGTAGCTAAAGCCATCAGCAACACCCATTACGCCCTTACGGTACTGCTCAGAAATTGCAGTAGACGCTTGGAACAGACCTTTACGAACATCAACAGTCGCAGCGGTTGCAGCTGGTGTTAATAAAGCAAAGCGATTATCAAAGTCAGGGCATAAAGCTTCAGTAATTTTACGGTTAGCAGCCAACATGGTTGCAACAGAAAAGGTTTCTGAACCAGCAGTACCAACCAAGTTAGCAGTTGCGTTTACTGCTTTAGTCAAGTATGACGATTCAACAGTTTGTGCAATGCTTGAAACAGCAGGTTCAAGAACACGTGCAGCCCATGATTTTAAAGCCATGTCGGTTGCAATTTCTGAACTTGTCAGCGCGATACCAACAACGGCGCGGGTATCAAGAGCAAGTGCTGCTTTTTCTTCGGTAACATCTTGCAGACCACTTGTAATGTCAGCAGTAGAGCCAACAGTAAAGCGTGCAGGTTTGCTAACATAGATAGTATCGCCAGAGCTGTAGCCGTTTTTGCCTTCAAAATTGGTACGGTCTTCCGTTTCAATATTTGCAGCAAATTGGCATTTGTCTTCCAGCATCTTAGCTGCCATTTTAGCAATGACACCAGGTGCATTCTTTAGGGTGTTTAATGTATTAGACATTGTTTTTTCTTTCTAAAAAGTTATTTTTTCAACCATTTTATTAGCTCTTCACCAGACATTTCATCCAGCGTTTTGCCTGTTTTGCCGCCGCCTGAAACAGGTGTAAGCGGCTCGCTTAAGACTTTAGGGGTGGGTTTTGGTGCACCCTCAAGCTTAAACATTTCGTAATAAAACGCCTTTTCCCTATCTCTGGATGTCATTTTCTGGAAATGCTCAATCTTTTGTGGGCTGTCAAAAAGGTTGTATAAAACCTCTGGCGCTTTATCAGCAAAATCAAAAAACAAGTCCCTTGCTAGTGACGCTGATTGCTTGTCTAATGTATTAACAAAGCTATCTGCATACATAACACGCTCTTGGAAGTCTGGTTTTTCAGCAGCTAGGCGTTGTTCTGTTTGTTTCCAAACTGAACCAACTTTTTCTAACTTAGATTCCCAGTCTTTTTTTGCTTGCTCTTCTTTTGATTTTGCTTGAATTTCTTGCAATTTCTGGTCAACCAGATACTGGGCTTTTGCTTCTAAAAATTCACCCTCTGTATCAAAGTTTTCAATTTGGGGTTCATTTAAGAGCTGCTTTGGGGCAGTTAGAACTTGTTGCTTTAATTGTTCAATTTCAGCTTTAAGCGTTCTTTCTACCTGATGGCGTTCCCATGTTAAATGGTCAATGCGTTTTTGCACTTTTTCAGGTATTTTAGGGTCAATAGCTTCTTTAGCTTGTTGCCCTTCTTGCTCTGCGGGTTTTTTATCAACTTCAGCAGGTTCAGTTTCTATCGCAGCCGTTTTTACTTCAACCTCGGCAGTAGGTTGTGTTTCGGTTGTTACCGTTACTTCTTCAGTCATAGAAATCACCATAAGCAGACCATTAAGGCGGTCAGAACCTTATATGCTTAATTGCATATTATCTATGCAAAAAGCAAAATCATGGCGATTTCATTTTTCATTCTACGCCGTTTTTCTGCTTCTTGCAAATCTTTTTTTACTTGCTCGGCTATAGATGCTATAGCGGCTAAAATATCACTTTTTAAAAGTGTTAAATTCTGCAAATCTTGTTCTATTGCAAATTCTGCAAGTTTCAGTTGTCTGGCTAATTCTGCATTTTGGTTTATGCTTTGAGCAATTTTAACAGCTTCTTTAACTGTTTTTTCAGTTAGTGGCTTTTTATGCAGGTTTAACAGTAGCTCCCACTGTTTACGGTAAGCATGATAATCATCCTCGCGCCAATTCAATGTTGGCACAGCAGAAGGTTGGCTTGATGTTATGACACTCCCAATAATTTGAAACGCATTTAACTGCGCTATGTTTGATTGAAGTGCGCTAAAATAGGCCATATTTACTCCAACTGCGCCATTGGCATTATTTCTTCTGGCAAGGTATTATCTTGTACAACTTCTTCTATAATTTGGCTCTCTTGCACAACCTCTTTAGGTGGTGGTGGATTAAAAACTGGGCTAGGAACAACGCATGTGTTTTTTTCAGAGCGCAGAGCATCAAGCTCAAGTTCTTTTGAAAGCATCCAAGCACGCCCTTCGTCTGTCAATATAGCTTCTCTATGACGACGTGGCGTAATTTCCGCCTCAATCGCTTGAATGGCATTTATGTAGTCGTCAATGCAATAAGGAACTTCAATACTCTCAACAAGCACTCCGCCTTCGTACCGCTCATAGTTTTTCGTTCTCATTTTAAACCTTTCTCATCCATGTTCCTGGTACGTTAGCTGTTGCTCTTGTCCAAGAGGCAGACCATGTTGAAGGAAGCGCCCCATAAGTAAATGTTGCGGTATGAGCAACACCTGCACTTGTTGATGAGCTAAACCCAAATAAATGCCCTGCTGAAGCTGCTGTAATCCCAGACGCAGCTAATGTTGGTGCGCCATCAGAAACAACCACAAGCGCATAAGTGCCTAAGGAAAGAGATTGGCTAATAGTTATTTCTTTTTCACCTGTTGTGGCACTTGAAACAGTACCGCAATCCAGAACAAGAGAAGTCGGATACCCGCCAGATTGATTGTAAATACCAATTCGAACGTTTGTTGCCGCAACGGCTGTTGTAACATTCACACCTATGCGCGTTACCGTGTCTGCATCCCCAATCATGAACGGGATAAGATAGGCAGTGTTAGCCACTAAAGCTAAGTTTGATGTTGCGGCGCTTTGATAAAACCCAAAATAATAATTCGATGTTAACTCGTTTGTTAGTACCCCCGCCCCACCACCACTAGGCGCTGCCCAAGATCCACCGCTGTTCTTAATCTCAATCGTGCCTGCGTTGTCACGAATACCGTAACCGCTTGAACCAGCAGTTGCGCCCCAGTTAATGTACTGGCTGGCTGCGTAACGAATGCCCCCCGCCATGTAACTGGTGTTGGTATCAGCTATATAGATAGGATAAGCATTGGTAGTTGTACCGCCGCCTGTAATGGCAGGAATATATAAGCCATACCAAGTAGTAACCGTTCCTGAGTTTACCAAATGCGCCCTTATACTATAGGCTGTTGTTATTGTACCAGCGTTACTAATATAATCAGCTGCACCGTAAGCTGTTGTTATCGTTCCCGTTGTAACGTTTTGGGTATAGTTATGGGCACCGTAAGCCGTAGTAAGCGTGCCAGTTGATGAATTTAACGATACGTTTAGTGACCCTTGAGCAGTTGTAATTGTACCTGTTGAGTTATTTTGCACATAGTTATATGCACCGCGTGCGTTGCCTATAGCTATACCTGATGTTACCGCGCTCGAAACGTTATTAAGCGCGCCGTATGCTGATGTTACTGAACCTGCGCCAGCATTAACAGACGCTTGGTTATTTGCGCCTCGCAAGTCAGCCAGAGTGCCAGTTCCAGAATGAGCGCCCAAGGTTCTATGACCAACGACAATGCCTGTTAGATTGTTAGCTCCAGAAGTTGCAGCCGTGTTAAACCCACCATAAAAATTAGTATCGCTTGCACCAGATGGTGTAACAGTTAAAGAATTGTTTGTTAAATACTTGCTGGTTGTCGCCGTATCGGTCATTGTTTGTGTAACATGCAACCTACTTGATGGCGACGTAGTCCCTAGTCCAAGTCTATAGTTCGCCGAATCCCAGTACAATTGATTAGAAGCATCGCTCGCTAAAGTTAAAGCCGATGTTGATGACCATAAGGCTAAATAACCAGCTGTGCCTGTGCCTGATGTTTTTCCATCCAGCGCAGTCTGTAAACCTGTCACATCCGCAATATCAGGGTTTGTGTGGTCTGCATTCCAATCAGAAGGCAACACAATATCCGCAAGTACCGTACCAGACGGAAACAACCCAGCCGCTATAGCAGCGTCTAAATCAGCCTGCGTCCAATCCGCAATACTATTCGTTTTGGTATGGTTAATAGGCATTATTTACGCCCTTTTTTCAATGTTTCCACTGGTTCAGCACCTATAATATTACCTTGAGCGTCCGTCACAATGCGCTTGGGTCTATTTAACCCATCAATAGCACTTGTTAGTTGTTGTAGGGTGCGTGCCATTAGTTGCTCTGTTGTTTCTGTTCCAACTTTCTGCTCTTCGTTGTTCAAAACAATATCAACAGCTTGGCTAACATCAGCTAACCCGCCCTTAACTTGTTGTAATTCGTTCATAATGCGCAAGACATCCTCCATACTTTCTATGCCAAATGTGGCTTCTTTTAATGTTCTAATAGCTTCAACAATGCGCAACATTGCTTCTTTTTCGTCACCATCACCTAATCGTACAGCATCAGCTTGCGCACTTAATTCAGCCATTTTTATCTCTTTATCAACTTCGATTTGACGCGCTTTAAGCATCAATTCAGCTTTCTTATTCTGCGCTTCCATAGCGTCCATTTCAGACTTATCTTTCAAGGCCGCATCAAGCTGTTGAATCTGCATGTTCAAGGCTTCAATTTGTTGCTGCGCTTGCTGGATAATCGCTTGCTGTGGGTCATCCCCACGGGCTTCAGGTGGCATAATAAGCTTGATGCGTTCAGCTAGTTTGTCAGCATCAGGGAAATCCATTGTTTTTACGATAATATCACCCGCAACACGTGCTAAATCAGGTAAACGGGTTACCAATTCAAGCATTGCGGCTGCGCTCTCTTGGCGTTTAGTTGCATATGACGCACCTATAGAGCAAACAACGTCATATTTACCCGCGTTTAACGCCATTGCTAGACGCTCGCCTTGCTCACCGCTAGATACAGGTAAGAACTTATCACCTTTAACAATAACATTTTGGTTTACAGGCACGTTGGTAGGCTCATCATCATCCCCAATTATGCGCATAATTTTACGGTTACTGTATGTTGTTGGTATCATATCAACCAACACGCGGCCAATTTGGCGCATACTAACACTTAAGTTGTCAACAAAGTGATACGTTGCGTTATCGCCCTCTGCTTGGCGGGCTAGAATAGCCTTACCGCTAGTCTCGTTGCTTGTCGCGCCCAATGACGAATTAAAAATGCCTAAAGTAGCCTTAATACCTTCAGCAGCATTTAACTGCTCTTGTATCATAGCAGTGCTGCCCTGTGGCGGCATTTGACGTTGTGGCGCACTTACAAAGGTTGAGCCGTCATCCATTTGCACGGGTTTGTAAGTTAGATAAGCGTGCGTTTCTACGTTAGCAGACGCCCATTTTTGCGCGTTTGTGTTGTCAATTTGACCTTCCAGAGCAATAAACGGCGCTTTTGGCTGATATGCAATAATCTCGGCGCTTGCAGACTTCCAAAAGTTTAACATGCGCTGCGCGTCTTTAGCTTGGCGAATTAAACTATGGAATTGACGACGGCCATCTAAAAATACTTCTTCACCATAAACAGGCACGATAGGAATAAATACCCCATCCCACTTAGTTTTTTCTAATATTTCAAAAGCGTTTAACTTGCACCAGTGGATAATTGGCAGCTTAGCGTCACGGGTTGAATATACCTGCAAGCCCCGTTCTTTTGCATCCGATTCAAGCATAACGCCATCATCAGTCAGGGCGATGCGCTTGGTTTCGTATTCTTTGTAAAAGTATTCGGCTATGCGCACATGGTCTTTACTTACCCATTCGTCATTTTTGGTTTCAAACAACGATTCAGTGTCAGCATCAGGGTATAAGCTTTCAAACTCATCTTTAGGCATATCTTGATAAATAAAAGCATATTCAGCATCTGACCCATCCATTTCTTTTGAATTAGGGTCTAGCAGCACGCTTTCAAAGTTAAGAACACGCAAGATTTTAAGCTCTTGGTCAAAGCTATCTGTGCCATCGTATTCTTTCGTAATGCGCACCCAACCAACGCCCGCGGTAATGGCATTCCATGCGGCGGTGTTGTAGCACGTATCAGCATCGGACACGCTTTCAATGTTGCGCACGATACCTTGCAACACTTTTGCTACCCGCACATCCGCCTTATCATCTACAGGCCGTACAACAATTGCAGGCCTACTTTGACGAATATCATTGATAACTTGGTGGACAAAGGTTAAAAGACGGTTTTCTGTTAGGCATGGCCGCCCATCCTTTTCGCGGCGTGACCTAACTTTATCAGGCCATTGTGCACCCATACAAAACTCTAAATCGTCGCGGCCATCTTGATAAATGCGATTCCAGTATTCTTGCGCGGTTTTGGCACGTTTTAGCGCCTTTTCAACAATCTTTTGTTCTTTAGACGCCACGTATTCCCCCACACTAAACTGGTTGCGCTATGAATATACCATACACATTTATAGGAATCAATGCCTATTTTTAGGTCATCCATCCGCCTGCGCCATATGTGGGGGCTATTATAGCTGTTTCAACCTTCCCCTCCTTATTTGGTTTTTTCAGTGCTAAGTCAGGCTCTGCAAGCCTTGCCAGCGCATCTAGCATATCATCATGCACGCTTACGGGGAATGCCATATATTCTTCTTCGATAAAATCCCGTACCAAGTCAAAGACACGGCCATCAGTAGCGGTTACGTTCATAGTTCGGGGTAAGTATATGCGCCCCTGCTCAAACCATGGTATAAGGCGGCGTATACGGTCTATTTTGGGCGCTTGGCCAGCCACTTCAGTTACTTCAAAATTATAGCCCTCTTGCGTCATTATACCCTTTAAGTGCTCAATATCAGCCATAAGCCCATAACGCTCATACCTCACACCGCCGAATCGCACAGGCTTCCACTTGCGATGTAAGTCCATTACGCGGCGGGCGCGCTCTGTAAGGTTTAAACGGTCGCGCACCATATCAAGAACATATACGTTACCATCCGTGCCGTATCCTATAACCCACATAGCAGTGTAATCATTGCCCTTTTTCTTACCGCTTGCAGCATCAACAAGTATATACACGTTAAGCTTATCACTATTCACGCCCTCATGGTATTTTATCCAGTCACGTTTAAACCCTTGCGTGTTATCCGCCACAGGGTTTTGCAACATCTGGCAAGCGAATGTATATGGCCCCATGTCACGGCGGCGCTCTTTTAAGGATTGTACAGACATTAGAACAGGCTCACCCGTTGGTGTGCCGTCATTTGTCGCAGTATGGATGCGTGGTTTGGCCGTGCCACGGTCTATCAACGCCTTATAACTATCGTTAAAGTGATAGCGCGTGCCAATAAAGCGGCGCGCACCACCCTCTGCACCTAGCGCGTATGATAGTTCTAGGGCTTCGGTTGTTTTTGCTATCTGCTCAGGCGTGTTGACTGATTCGCGCGTGACCACATCGTCGTACACAAGAAGGCTAAAGTGCTTGCCTGTTGGTTGCCCATCAACCAAGCCCCAAGCCTCTATTGTTGCCTCTTTTTGGTTGGTTTTGCGCTTTAAAATCAACCCATCATCTTCTGACCATTTAGGTGCATCAGCAGTATTTTTCCAAAATATATCAGGGAATATCTCTTTTAAAACCGCATTGCCTTCAAATTCGCGCTTAATCTGCTTCAAGAACGCCTTAGCATTGGGGCGTGTGTGTGAAAAAATACCCACAGTTACGGGCGTGCCTATACCATCATCTCCGTGTGTTATAAGTATATCCTGAATAGTGCGCGCGTAAGTTATTATCGTTGACTTGTAATGCTCACGCGCCCACAGGTCTAAGTACCCATCAGGGGCGCTTTCTACTTCGCAACAACGGTCATACAACCACCGTTTTTCACAATCAGGGCGGTTTAAAGTATAACGCAGTAAAAAATACAGGTCATTCCTGCACAATGTCCGCAAGTGGTGCTTGCGTTCGTTGTCCTGTAATGCTTGCAAGCCATTCAGTAGTTGCGGGTAAGCTTCCCACGCTATGCTCAACATCGACATGCGCCAGCATCTCCGTTCTGTTCAATTTAGGTATATGATACTCAACAACAGACATAATGCACTCAAACGCCTTCGCAGGGTTGTCCTCCGCGATACGGTCTAGAAGGCTGTTTAAGCGTTCTGTGTTGCCCTCTACAAATGCGGCTATGGCCTCTCGCGCAGGGCGGTTAGCCACGTTTACAGACCCCTTAGGGCGTCCGTTTGGGTTCATTACTTGACCTTTGCGAGCTGCCATGTTCTTAAAATAGCGTAAAATTAAATATTTTGCAACTTTTGACCTATTGTTAGGAATATGTACCTAGTAAAAACTATAAAATAGTTCTGGACATCCTGACCAATTGTGCTATTCTAACTATACCAGAGCAATCAAGCGCTGGTTAAAAAAGGATGGATAAAATGAACATTCAATGCAAAACACGTAAAACAAAAGATGGTTACTATCAGCCCGTTTTAATTGTTGATAGCAAAATTCGCCATACACCAAAAGACTGGGCAGAGCCAAGTCTGGACAAAAAGACAGCTTTAAAGCATGCAGAATTTTGGCGTAATGAGTCATTACAATGCGGCTATATTATCAATATCGGTTAACAACACAAAAAGGATGAATACCATGAAAATAAGAATTGTAAGATTGATTGATTGTGTAGGTTGGGTAAAAGACGAAACAACCCTAGAAAATCTTGAAGCTTTTATGAGCACACGGGGTTACAAGTTAACAGGTTTCCACAAAAATAAACACACGCGGGAGCAGCTCCAAAACATGCCTATCTTTTCTGGACTAGCTGGCCCGTTTTGGGATGGTGACGCCGTAAGATACGAAGATAAAGAAGCTTATAGAGCGTTATCAGCATGACCCCCGAAACCTTTAAAACCATTCGCACGGATGCAGGGCTTTCAACAGCCCTGCTATCTGAACGCATTGGCGTGTGCGAGCGCACCATACGCCGCTATGAGCGTGGCGTGTGCCCTATCCCTAAACCTATATCCATGCTTATGCACTTTTTACGCGATGGGCTTTATGATACTATACAAGAATGACAACCGACCCCATCATATGGCTTAAGGGCAAGCTTATTGACGAAGGCTATGCCGTATATATCACAGGCGCACGCGGAGAAGCGTTCTTGCAGGTTAGCTTGTGCCAAGACACTAAGGAAGAACACGCAACGCTTAACATGCCACACACGCTAGAGCAGGCAGCCAGTAAGTACTGGATGGCTAGCATATACGCACGCCACGGCAAGTTAAAGTTGCGCTAACTTTTGCTTATGATTCTCATAAAGCGCAACAATTTGAGAAGGCGTCAGTACCTCATACCCTAACCCCATCATAACTTGACCTTGCCCATCATCCTTACACACCCACACATCGCCGTATTTAGTTTGCAGGCTGAAAGCTTCTTGCTTAACACCTTCGTGACCAAGTGCCACCGCTTCGGCTTCCATAGCCACATAAGCGCGGGCCACCCCATCAACCAGCTTAATAACCCCGTCAAGGTCACGCTCTCTGATTGCGTTATTGAGCTTGCCTATATGCGCCTGCCACTTATCCCGCATGGTTTCACTTACAAGCGTATGTAGCCGCCCGTAGCCCCATGACGATTCGTAATATTGCGTGATACCTGCCAACCTATCCAAGTGCTGATTAACGGCGTAAGAAACTGGATCGAGCTTATCAGCTATCACCCATTCCACTTTATCCGTAACTATTTTTTTACTCATTTTTAACCCCATTCATGCAAATAAAATAATTTTTTTAAAAATCTTAAAAACACGCTTGACATGTAAGAATGTTAGGTGGTACGCTTTCCAAGCGTAACCACCTCAACAACATTCTAACAGCAAGTTGTCCGGTTGGAACATTCTCAAACATTCTTAGCAACATTCTTTAACATTCTTTAAAAGTTTTATCTTGGTTTTGTATTGTGTTTCAATTGGTTAGATCAGAATGTTACAACATTCTATAAACAGCATTCCAACATTCTCTGTTTAATTTGTGTTTTATATGCATAATTATCTTACAAAACCCAAACATTTGACTCATTAAAAGCAATATACCCCTTTTTCTGCAGCTCAATACGGGCAGCTTGAGTGGATGATTTTACCACTTGCGGATCTGCGGGGGTACCATCTTTTGTGATCATTTTTGCAAAACCCATATCGTTTAGAACTGCGCCCATGTCACTTATGCGGCATGTTTTAACTTCTGGCATACCAGCAACGGGCGACTTTATAGAGCCGTATTTATCAACTGCAATCACAATAGCCCTGTAAACAAAATCTTGCCGTGGGCTTAACCGTGCTTTGGTTTTTTCTGTTGTATCAATATCATATGGTTCAACAACGCAACTAGTGACGTCTTCACCGTGTCTATTTTGCCCTAATGTGACCACGCGCAAGCTAAACGCCATGTCCTTGCCTATTTCCATGTCACGCTGCTTGGCTATTTTAACAACGCTGAAGCTTGCGCCCTCTTCTCTGCTTATCTCTATTTCAGTGTCCACCGCAGCGCGTAAGCTAGAGTGACCACGCGCACCCCTTGCCTTGTCTTTACCGCTGTGGTGCACAAAGGCAACGTGTGCCCCTGTGGCATAGCGTAGCGCGTCCGCGTGGCCTACTAGCCTACCCATATCTTGACCGCTGTTTTCGTCGCCGCCTGCAATGGCACGGGCTAGGGTATCAACAACGATAAGCTTAATTTGGCCTATATCGCCGCTGGCACGTTTGACTAGCTCTATATACTCCAGAATATTGCCTTGTGGGTCTAAGAAATCCACGGGGCTAGGAACTACCGCTAAAGGCATATCAGTGCCAAGGATCATGTTATGCTGTCTATACGCTGCTATACGGTTAGCAAAGCCGCGCGCGCCTTCAAGGGCTGTATATATAACCGCGCCTTGGTCTACACGTAACCCGCGCCATTCTTTGCCCCGCGCAACGTGGAACGCGATGTCTGACATGAAAAACGTTTTACCGCAGTTACTTTCGCCGTAAATAACGCTCATTTTTTCATCACCAAGCGTGTTTTGAACAAAGTCATTACAATCTAGGCTAGCGTGTATGTCGCACGCTTTTATATAAAACATGCCTGTTTTTGGTATTAAGGGCGCGGGCACGTCTACAGGCAACGCATCAACACCATCTCCACCAGTGTGATCATTTAACAATTCGCCTGTTATTGGGTCAAACTGTTCATTTACAACACTTTCTTGCACCTTATGCATTATATGCATAGGGTCAATAGTACTATATACGGTACTACTTTGCGGCTTCCAGCCTGCCTGTTTAGCCATATGCACAATGGTCCCTAAGCTAACCCCTTTACCTTGGCCAAAGCTGCGCCAATGTGTTTGCAGGTCTTTACTTCCTTGGTATTTTGACCCACCACTTGACCACGCATCCCACATGCTAAAGGAATGGCCGTTATTGTGTAGTGCCATACCTATTTTAACCCATTCATCATAGCCAATATCAGGGCTTATATATTTAAGCATTGATTCTATATCTTGCGCGGTAAAATTCTGGCCTATGCTTAAAACTGGCGCGGGGTGGTTAACCAATGCAAGCGAGGTAGGTTGCAATTTAGCATGTTCGTTTAATGCACAAAGTGCGCTTAATAAGGCTTGCGGGGCTTGTTCTATTTCTTCCAGCTCGTTAAGCCATTCGTAACGCTTGCCGCTTGCGTGTGTGGATCCAGCGCCAACAACGTACCCACCTTCGCCGCGTATGTCTATTTTTTCATGCTGGAAGCCTTTAATGGTTTTAATCTTAAAATCAGGGTATTTAAAAAACAAGTGACGCCCGCGCGCTGTGGTTGCGGTTAGGGTGCGGGTGTTTGGGTATGCCATATAGAAAAAATCTTGCGCTGCTTGCCCGTCTAGATCGACAACAAACACGCCGCTTTCTTGCCCTGTGCGTATGCCGTAATTTATATGTTCGCGCTCATTAAAGAGGCGTAAAAGCCCTGTAGGGTCTGTTAATGCATCTTTTAGGCCGTTTGGGCATGCGGGGTGCTTGCCTGCGTTGGTGCATGATGAATTACCACATGTGCATAAGCCGAATTCGTCAACACCATGCACAGGGAATACTTGAAAGCCAAGTGTTGCTGCAGTTTCTATGGCTTTTTTTATTATTCCGCTTTGCATTTAAAAATCCTAAAAAATAATGTTGACAATTGTATTTTTAACAGTTAAAACTAACCTAGTCAATGCAATTTTGTATTATTTTGTATTATAAAGGGTTTTAAAACGTACTATGGAAGATAAGCTACTAACCACTGAAGAAGCTGCCGCCTATATTGGGTATAAGGCTGGCACGCTTGAAATATGGCGGCAACAAAATAAAGACGGCGCCCCGCCGTATTTAAAACCTGCGGGTAAGGTGTTGTATAAAAAATCTGATTTAGATGAGTGGTTAAAAAATGAACGGGTTTGAGCAGCACAATATAACGCATACTAGCGCGTCAGCGATAAACAAGTGGGTTGATGCCCCATGTGCATGGGTTGCTCATTATTTATATGGTCGCAAAGGTATATTTGGCGCAGCAGCAGCGGCGGGTGTTTATGCTGAGCAAGCGATAAATGACGTTATCTTGGAAGGTATGACAGAGCAAGATGCCACCGCAAAGGCGGTTGGTGATTGGAATTTACGTTTCCCTCTTTGCTTTGACGAATCTGCAACAAAGCGCCGCGATGCCATTCCAGACATGGTCGCTAATGCTTTAAGCGAGCTTGCTCAATATGGCACGCCTGAGCGTGCGCCTGAGGGGTCATTTAAAGGGCAGCATAAGATTGAGATTACATGTAACGGCGACGGGTGGCGTTTGCCTATTGAAGGCTATTTAGACTTTTACTTTCCTAAGCATGGTTTGATTGTGGATTTAAAGACTACATTTAAAATGCCGTCTGAATTATCTAAAGCGCATGAGCGTCAAGCGTGTATATACAGCGCAGCAATGGGCAATCAGGCGGTTAAGTTTTTATATGTTACGCCTAAAAAAGCTGGCTGGTTAGAGCCTAATGACGTTAAGCCCGTTCTTGGTGAGATTAAAACCATTTTAAACAGGCAAGAGCGATTTTTAAAGTTAGGTGATAAAGAGTTGTTAAAGTCTATTGTGCCTGTAAATGTTGAATCGTTTTATTGGCTAGGCGATAGCTCAACAAGAATGGAATTATACGGAATTTAGCAATAGTGCTAAGTGCGCGTGTCACGCTTTGACACATAAAGAGTAAAGGAAACTAGAAAATGTTAAATATTGGATCACAAGGTCAGGGGTCTTTTAATCCTTGGGTTAAGTACAATAGTAAGTCAGGCCGCTGGTCGCGCAAGGTTGAAGGTGGTGAACAAGAAATACCAGACCCTACTTTTGTTGCAGACTTAGCCAATATAAAAACAGGATGGTTGAAATTTGCAGCAGGTATGGCGCCTAGCAAGGTGTTTGATCCAGAGTTAGGCAAGGAAGCTTTGCGCCCAGATTCTGATCATAAACGTGGGTTTGAAGTTATTTTGTTCAGCAAACAAGCTTTCGGCGGTATTGCTGAATTGGCGTCTAACTCTATGCACTTATGCGGCGCTATAAATGAACTTTATGGTGCGTATCAAGATGGGTTAAAGGACAACGCTGGTAAGCTTCCGGTTGTTCAATGCACGGGGTCAACGCCGCAAAAAGATAAGCACGGCACAAATTACAAGCCAGCGTTTAAAATCTTAAAATGGGTTGA